GACTGCTACGTTGCTTGCGTTGAAAGAAGAACTGGCTGAGATCGAAGCTAAACGTGAGATGCTATCAAAACGAAACGCTGTTCTGTCTGCTGCTTCTGCTCTACTCAAAGACGGTGGCATCAAGACCAAGATTATCCGCCAGTATATTCCTATCATGAATAAACTGATTAACAAGTATCTGGCTGCGATGGACTTCTTCGTTCACTTTGAGTTGGACGAACAGTTTAATGAAAAGATTAAGTCGCGCTTCCGTGATGAGTTCTCGTACAACTCGTTCTCCGAGGGTGAGAAGATGCGAATCAATCTGGCTGTATTGTTCACTTGGCGTGCTATCGCTAAGATGAGAAACTCAGCAACCACAAACCTGCTGATTATGGACGAAGTGTTTGACAGTTCGCTTGACGGTGTTGGTACAGACGAGTTCCTAAAGATTCTAAATAATCTCACTGCGGATAATAACACATTCATTATCTCGCACAAAGGCGATGCTCTATACGACAAGTTCCATAGCATCATTAAGTTTGAGAAACAAGGCAATTTCAGTCGCATCGCATAATTTTACTAATTGCCCAAAATAGGATATAATATTATTATGAAAGTAGGATTTACCGCTTCAGCTTTTGACCTGCTACACGCAGGTCATGTTGCTATGTTAGAAGAAGCAAAAGAGAACTGTGATTGGTTGATTGCTGGTCTTCAAACTGACCCGACTATCGATCGCCCAGAAAAGAACAAACCAATACAAACTGTCACCGAAAGATTCATTCAACTTCGTGCATGCAAGTTCGTAGACGAAATCTATGTTTATGCTACCGAAGCTGACTTGATGGATTTGTTGGCAATCCTGCCGATTGATGTTCGTATTATCGGTTCTGATTACATTGAGAAAGAATTTACTGGTAAACAGTTCTGTATTGACAATAACATTGAGATTTATTATAATCGCCGAAGCCATAAACTAAGCACAAGTGAATTAAGATCTAGACTTAAAGGTTAATTATGAAAATTATGGTTGCGATGCACACCTTCAATAACTTTGGTGGCATCATTGCTCACAACGAACAACTAATCGCTGGCTTGAAAGAACTGGGTCATGATGTTACGTTCGCTTATCTCAAACCATCCGCTCAATCCCCACGACCTGTAAACACCACCGATCTGCCAGAAGGCTATGAGTTTGGTGCTGGTACAGGTCTTCCTGTTCATCAAGGAAAGGGATGGAATGCGCCATACTATTCGTTCAAGAATCAAGATTGTATTGACCGCTTCGTAGCTGATGCTAACAAACATGACATATTGATTTGGCAATCCATCTTTGGCTTCAAGAACAGCGAAACTGAATTGTTTACTGCGTGGAAGCCGATGATAGAAAACGTCAACGCTAAACAACTTGTTGTTATTCATGACGGTAATCTAAAGAAGCTATACAGCTGGATCTATAAGTTTAGTCATAAGTTTGCTGGTCTAGCGTGTGTGCATCCGAGTGCATACAAACAAGCTGAGTTTATGCCAGTTCCGAGAAATCTTATTCTCAATCCACAGGATGTCGAGAACAGACCAATTGCTCCAGAGTTCTCTTCACTAAAGCGACAGATTCTTTCGCTACAAACATTCAAACGTTGGAAGCGAGTTGATGACCTAGTTAAGTCTGTGCCATATATCTGCGCAGAAAAGATTATCATTGCTGGTGATGGTATCGAAAGAAACTATATGACGTCGCCAGACAAATGTAAAGAAGAGTATTTCTGTACTGCTGAGTCGGATCCAGATGCTACAACTGATATGGTTGGTAACAAGATCTGGGATAACGCTACGAAAACTGGTAGAATGGATTATATCGGTTTTATTACAGAAGCCAAACGCGACGCTATTCTTTCTGAATCTAAATTCCTAATCGACACCTCTTGGTCTAACACATACGGCGAACACTTCAATCGTGTTGTGATTGATGCTATCCGCGCTGGTGTCGTTCCTATCGCTAGAAACTTTGGTGTTTCCGAACGCGAGGATGGTGTTGGTATGCTACTTAAACCAAACATGAATTACCTAATGATTCCGCACGATGCAACCCCGAAACAGTTCGGAAATCTAGTAAACGATTTTCTAAATATATCCGAGGAAGAATATAATCGTATTCGCGAAAATAATTATAAACTTCTCAAGAAGTTTTCTCGCAAGAGAATTGCGCAACAATATATTGATTTAGCATTAGGAAATCCTGGCGGAGAGATGCCAGAGAACAAAGTTGGTTCTTTGAGTGTTGACCCGAAAGTACAACCTGTCGCAGATAAAATATGGGAAGAACACTTCGAACCTGTTGCTGTTAGCACCCTAGAAGATTTCTTTACTTAATGCTTAAATTATGGTATAATACAATTTTGAATCGGAGAATATATGACTAAAATAATTACAGCTGACAAGTGGCTTAATTGCGAACACTTGTTGGGTACGTTCCTAGACGAATCACACTACGATCTTCTGATTGAAGAAGATTGTGATTTCTATGTTCCAAATAATACGTTGTTCCCAGGAAATGGCGAACACAACATCGCATTCAAATTCCGTAAGGGAGTTTACACCGCCGAAGAACAACTTGGCGCATACGAAGGACTAATCAAGGGTGCTACTGAAAGTCAGAATCGTGGACTTGCAGCAGGACCAAAAACTGATACATGCGGTGGTCGCGACTGGGTGACTGATTGGCAAACTGCAGTGCTTGACGCAATGTCGCATCCATCAGCCACACTCGATGGTTCTGACCCAGTACAGACGTTGATTGCTGAGAAAGCCAGCTTCAAAGCTGAGTCAACTCGTGGTCTGGTTTGGCTACGCAACAAGATTACTGCTCGTCTAGAACCAAACGAAGAATACGAAGGTTTCTTTGACACTTGGTTAGCCAAGACAGTCAAGCTATCTAAAGAAGAACAAGTCAAGCAAGCCAAAGAAATGGCTGACTGTATTTCTGGCACGACCTACGCTACTGTTGTCAACTCAGGTATCGCTGGTTTCTTTGACCGTTATCCGCGCATCCCTTATGGTCGTATCTGCGCCTACAACTGGAAACATCCAGAACTGTTTGAGAAAGCATTTCCATACTTCCGTAAGCTAGATAAGTTCTTCAAAAATCTATTACCACAACGCTATGGCGTTCAGAAAGAATATTCTGACAGGCTAGACAAGCGTTTCCGTGTCGCTGAAGATACTGTCTTTACCACGATTACTATTAACAAGAATTTCCGTACTGCCGCACATCGAGATGCTGGCGATCTTGGACCAGGATTCTCTAACCTTGGTGTCGTTACCAATGGCAAAGACTATCGCGGTGGCTATTTGGTATTGCCAGAGTTCCGAGTAGCTGTAAATATCCGCCCAGGAGATGTGTTGCTTATTGCTAACCACACAGCAATCCACGGTAATACGGAAATTCTACCACCAGACGACAACTGCTGTATGGACTGCGTTGAGCGTATGTCTATCGTCTGTTACTTCCGTGAGAACATGAAAGAACTTGGCTCGTGGGAATATGAAACTCTGCGTCGTGACTTCGTAGAAGCGCGTCGTCTGAACCAAGACCATCCTGAATGGCGTCCACTTTGGAACGGTGTATCACCTAACATGTGGGAAAGCAAAGAGTGGTATAAGTTTATCGAAGGAATGCCAGACAAAGATGGTAAAGATATGCTTGCTAGATATCACCCAGAAGCACTTGAAACTAAACCAACTTCTCTCGAGGCATTCTTCGCATGAAAGATGTAACAAGTTATAAAGGTGTAATACATGCTCTAGTGAAGGATACTGACCCTATCCTCTCACAAGAGATGCCAAGATTTGATTTTGATAATCCAACCATCGACCCAATTCAATTAGCATACGATCTAGTTGAATCTATGCGACATCATGGTGGTATTGGTCTTTCTGCCAATCAGATCGGCTTGCCATACAGAGTATTTGCTATGGAAGCTGTTCCTGCTCTTGTTTGTTTCAATCCTAAATTGATTGACGAATCTAGCGAGGAAATTATGTTGGAAGAAGGATGCTTGTCTTTTCCTGGACTTGGCATCAAAATTAAACGAGCGCGCCACATCAAGGTTCGTTATGCTGAACCGAGTGGCGAAATTATGACAAGAAAGTTTACTGGCATGGCTGCTCGTTGCTTTCTCCACGAATTAGACCATATGAATGGAACTAAGTATATTGACCGAGCTTCTTTCGTCCAGAAAGAACTCGCATTGAAACGCCAGAAGAAACTGGCAAAATTGAAGAGGATATTAAAATGAGTGTAGAAGTAATTAAATTGACTACTGGCGAAGAAATCATTTCTGAGCTGGAAGATAAGGGCGACTCGGTAGAGTTGACCAATGCTATGTTGGTTGCTGTAAATGATGGTCGTCTAGTGTTCATCCCTTACATGCAGTACACATCTGCTGCTAAGTTTGTTACCATCGATAAGAAGCATATTATGTTTATTGTCACGCCAGTCGAATCATTGATTGACGATTTTGAGAATGCTACTGCTAAGGTCACCAAACCTCGCAAGAGCATCGTATCATCGGTGCCGTGATGGAAGTCAAACTAGTAAAACTAATTACAGGCGAAGATATTATTTGCGAACTTGAAATGACTGATGTTCAAGTAGCACATAATCCATACTCGCTTGCCATGCACCCAGATAAAGGGTTGGTCTTGATGAAGTTCTCGCCGTATGCTATCACTGAAAAAGTATATTTCGAGAAATCTTCCATCCTATGCATTCTTGACCCACAAGAACCACTAGTCAATCACTACAAAGAATTGACTGGTAAAATCATCACACCAAAACAAGGAATCATTGTATAATGGAGATTAAAGTAGAAATTGAAGAATTGCGCAAGCGTAAACTGTTTGTCGCAACACCTATGTACGGCGGACAATGCCACGGTACTTACTGTCGTTCTGTTGCTGACTTGACTGCTATGTGCGTCAAGTATGGTATCGAGATGCGCGTTTACTATCTGTTCAATGAATCGCTGATTACTCGCGCTCGTAACTATTGCGTTGATGAGTTCTTACGTTCTGATTCAACTCACATGATGTTTATCGACTCGGATATCGGATTCAACCCTAACGACGTTCTGTCGTTGCTTGCATTGCAGGATGATGAATCTCCGTATGATATCATCGGTGGTCCATATCCTAAGAAATGTATCTCTTGGGAAAAGATCGTACAAGCTGTCAACAAAGGTGTAGGCGACGAGAATCCTAACGAACTTGAAAAGTACGTTGGTGACTTTGTGTTCAATCCAATCGTTGATGCTGGCCAAACTGAAATCAAACTAAATGAACCAGCAAAGGTTCTTGAAATCGGAACTGGCTTCATGATGATTAAGCGCAAAGTGTTCGATGAATACAAAGCTGCTTATCCGCAATACAGCTACAAACCAGACCACGTTCGCACTGCTGCGTTTGATGGTACTCGTGAAATCCATGCTTACTTCGACTGCATCATCGATCCTGCGACGAAGCGTTATTTGTCGGAAGACTACATGTTCTGTCAGAATGTAATCAAGATGGGCGGAACAATCTGGCTATGTCCGTGGATGGAACTACAACACACTGGTACTTACACCTTTGGTGGTTCGCTGTCTGCTCTTGCTTCTATCGGTGCTTCTGCAACTGCGGATACTGGTTTAATTAACAAGCAAAAACAAGCAGAAAAGAAGAAGAAGTAATTTTACTAACAAACAACTTTAGAGTATAATATAATGATTGAAGCTGACCGTGTAAAACTCAAGAAAGTTCTTGATGACGTTTCCAATATGATGACTATGGTTGAGGCAGAGCGATCTGCCATCAACGAAGCCATTAATGAAGCAAGTAAAAACTTTAACATTGATAAGAAGGTCTTGCGCAAAATTGCCAAGACCTATCATAAACAAAACTTCAATGACGAAGTAGCAACAAATGAGACATTCGTAGAAGTTTACGAACAATTGACCAAACAAGGATAATATTATGAAGATCTCAAGCCAAACCCTTTCCATTCTGAAGAACTTTTCTTCTATCAATGGAAACATCCTAGTTCGTGCAGGTTCAACACTGTCGACTATCTCACCGCAGAAAAATATTCTAGCTTCTGCTGTCGTTTCTGAAAACTTCCCGACCAGCTTCGCGATCTATGACCTCGGTCAGTTCCTTGGTGCTGTCAGCTTGTTCGAAGATCCTGACTTTGACTTTACTGACAAGTTCGTCACCATCTCTAGCGGTAAGCGTAGCATCAAGTATTGGTTCGCCGAGCCAAGCATGATTCTTGCTGCTCCTGAGAAGAAGCTACAACTTCCTACCGAAGAAGTTGTGTTTGATGCGTCTGCCTCTAACATCAGCGAAGTGTTGAAAGCTGCGAGCGTCCTTCAGGCTCCAGAAATCGCTGTTGTTTCTGATGGTTCAACCCAGACCAAGCTGGTTGCTACCAACGTCAAGAACGATACTTCTAACGAATATCACGTTGATGTTGCAGTTACCAACGAAGCAAAGTTCCGTATGGTATTCAAGTCTGAGAACTTGAAGCTAATCAGCGGTGACTATAAAGTATCCATCTCTTCGAAAGGTATGGGTAAGTTCGCCAACGAAAAGGCTGGACTTGAATACTTCATCGCAACAGAAAGCAGCTCAAAATACGGTCAATGATTCTAAACGATCGCCCACTCATCAAAGTAATTGACAACTTCCTGACTAAGGAAGTTTGTCAAGATATCATAAATGAAGCAACTCCATTGTTGGAGCCTTCTAAGATATCGGGCGGTGAATCTGGATATCGTACAAGCAAGAGTACATGGTTATCGCATACGCATAGCCATGCTACTGTGTCCTTACTTGAAGCTGTTACCAAAGTAGCAAATGTTGGTTTAGAGTATTGCGAACCGATCTCTATCATTAAATATGAATCGGGTGAAGAATACAAGAAACATGTAGACTTCAACACTCTATCCACCAACATTCGAGTTGCGACTGTAATCATTTACTTAAATGATGTTTCGTCTGGCGGTTTAACTTCCTTTCCGAAATTAAACTATTCAGTAAAGCCTGTTTGTGGCAGAGCATCATACTTTAGATATGATTACAAAGACGAAGAAACAAATATGAAAACACTCCACGTTGGTGAACCACCGACTGATGGAGAAATTAAATGGATTGCCACTGTATGGATTCATGAAAAACCATACAAGAGGATTATATGATGAAGGAATTATATTATGATGAAAGACGACTTTCTTTGGGTCGAGAAGTATCGCCCACACAAGATTGAAGATTGCATTCTGCCAGAAAGTCTGAAGTCGACTTTCTCAGAATTTGTAAAACAGGGTAGCATCCCTAACCTGTTGCTGACTGGTTCGCAAGGAACTGGTAAAACCACCGTCGCTCGTGCGATGTGTGAAGAACTCGGACTTGACTATATCGAAATCAATGGTTCTATGAACGGTGGTATCGATACTCTACGCACCGAGATTAAGAACTTCGCTTCTACTATTTCGTTTACAGGTACTCGCAAGATGGTTATCCTCGATGAGGCAGACTATCTAAATGCGCAGTCAACTCAGCCAGCTCTTCGCAACTTCATGGAAGAGTTCTCTAAGAACTGCGGATTCATTCTGACCTGTAACTTCAAGAATCGTATCATTGAACCGCTACATTCGCGTTGTTCAGTAATTGAATTCAAAATCCCATCTAGCCAGAAGCCGAAACTGGCAGCTCAGTTCCATAAGCGTGCTTGTGGTATCCTAGAGCAAGAAGGAGTCGAGTTTGACAAGGCTGTTGTTGCCGAAGTCGTAACCAAGCACTTCCCAGACTGGCGTCGAGTTCTAAATGAGCTTCAGCGTTATAGTGCTACAGGTAAAATCGACAGCGGTATCCTCGCTAATCTCGGCGAAGAAAACTTCAAGGGTCTTGTTGACTTGCTGAAGAACAAGCGGTTCAATGATATGCGCAAGTGGGTTTCCGAAAATCTAGACACCGAGCCAACTGCGTTCTTTCGCAAGTTCTATGACATGGCTTCAACCTATATGAAGCCAAACAGCATCCCGCAACTGGTTCTGTTGCTAGGTCGCTATCAGTATCAGTCAGCGTTCGTTGCCGACCAAGAAATCAATACGGTCGCATTCCTAACTGAAGTTATGGTCGAAGCCGAGTGGGTGTAACATGTCAAATCCATTCGATTACACCAACAGCATCACCTATACTAAGAAGAACCTGATTCGTGACACCGAGAACCCAGAACTAGCTGAGAAGCAATATAACGCATTCCTAACCAACCGAGGTCTTTCCTACTTTCCTGACACCATCATGTACGCAAATGATATGAACATGCGCCCAGAGCTGGGTGGTCTGCTTCAGTATGAGTATTTACTAAATAGTGTGCGGAAGAGTAAAAGATTTTCGAAGTGGGCTAAAGCTAGTAAGGATGAAATTGTCATGCAACTCGCAGAATATTATGGTTGCAGTGTTCAGAAAGCAAAAGATATCTCTACAGTATTAACCACCGAGCAAGTTGACCTTATATTACAAAAACTACAAAAAGGTGGAAATACAAAATGACTTCATTAGATACGTTTGTCGAAGTGAAGCTACATCAGGAAGATGATTTTCTAAAAGTTAAGGAAACATTAACTAGAGTAGGTGTTGCTTCAGAGAAAAACAAAACCTTATATCAGTCATGCCATATACTACATAAACGTGGTAAGTATTACATCGTGCACTTCAAAGAACTTTTCGCATTAGACGGAAAGCCATCATCACTAGATGACGAAGATCTTGCGCGTAGAAATACTATTGCGAACTTGTTGGCTGATTGGGGTTTAATTGAATTAGTGAATCCTAAGATGAGCGAAGAAAACCAAGCTCCGATGAAATTCATTAAGGTGATTCCTTACAAAGAAAAGCATGAGTGGGAATTGATTAGCAAATACAAAATTGGGAAGAAGTTTTAATATGACTGACAAATTTTATAATGGAAGAAAAGAACAGCTGAGTAACTTTGAAGATGTTGGTGTGTTTATGCATACCTTCGGTCAAGAAGTTAAGTACAAAGCTGAGTTCCCATCGAAAGATATCTGCAAACTGAGAGTTGAATTGATTGCAGAGGAACTGGGCGAATTGAAGGAAGCAATTCGTGACAAGGATATTGTCGAAGTTGCTGATGCGCTGACCGATTTGCTATACGTGGTGTATGGTGCAGGTCACGCATTTGGTATTGACTTAGATAAATGTTTTAACGAGGTGCATCGTTCTAACATGTCTAAGCTAGGATTGGACGGGAAGCCAATATACAGGGAGGATGGTAAAATCCTAAAAGGACAAAACTATTTTGATCCCGATTTAATTACAATTGTACAAGGTGATAATAATGGAAAAGAAACCAACGAATAAAGCACAAGCAGCAAAAATTGTTGCAGATGCTATTACTCCAAAGAAGAAAAAGAAGAGATACTATCCTTCTAAGAAATCTCGCGTTCAGGCAATTGCTGCCAAGGGCGATAAGAAAGACAAACTAGACGGTAATCTTGCTTCTGCTAAAACTGCTGAAAAAGCAAAGCCAGAAGCAGTACAACCTGAACTGCCTTTCTTCCGCGAAAACGCAAAACAACCAGAACCAGCATCTTTTGTCTGGGCTGAAGATAAACAACCAACATGGCTACAAAAAGTTGTTGCTTGGTTGACATCAATCGGTAAATAATTTTACTAATTCGCGATTTTATAGTATGATATTGGAGTGGGTGCAATGCCCACTCCAACTTTGGAGAGATTATGAGTAAGAAAGAAAAGCCAGCACAGGGCGACCTTGAGTCAGAGGAATTTGGCACATGCGCTCGCTACAATGCAAATAAAACTCGGTACGACCTAGTACCAACCCATCTTCTTAAATCAACCGCCGATGTTTTTGCTTATGGTGCTAACAAGTATGCGCCATGGAACTGGGCGAAGGGTGGACCGATGAGTCAATACATCGGCTGTGTCAAACGGCATCTTGCTGCGATTGAGATGGGCGACGATATCGACCATGAATCGAAAGCACGACACATCGGTCACGCTGTATGTAATCTAATGATGATGGAACAACTCTTGAATCTAATTGAACAAAACCCAGAACTCGCTCACCTAGACGATCGCCCGACCAAGTGGTTCGAAGGGCAGAAGTATTGATGAAGTTCTACACGTCTGTTGAACAACGAAGAAACGATCTGCTGGTTCGTGGCTATGAAAATGGTAAACGAGTCCAGCGTCGCATCGCATACAAACCTTATCTGTTCGTTCCTACCAAGCAACCCAGTCAGTACAAAACGCTAGACGGCAAGCAAGTTGATAAGATTCAGTTTGACTCTATCGGCGAAGCACGTGACTTTGTCAAACAGTATAAGGATATCTCTTCGTTTGAATACTATGGCATGAACCGTTGGCCATATGTTTACATCAACGATGAGTATCCAGGCGAAATAGACTTTGATGTAAAAGCACTTCGCATAACTTATCTCGATATCGAAACTGATTCGCGCGGTGGCTTCCCTAATCTAAAGACAGCTGACAAAGCTGTAACTGCTATCACTATCAGCGATGGCATCACTTACTATGCTTGGGCACTCAAAGGATTCATCCCGCACAACGAAGACATCGTGTACGTTGAGTGCACTTCAGAAAAAGAAATGCTGATGAAGTTTATTCGCAAATGGCGTGAGCTTGATGCGGATATCGTGACTGGCTGGAACGTAGATGGCTTCGATATTCCTTATCTGTATCAGCGTATTGCTAATGAGATTAACGAGGAAGAAGCCAAGAAGATGTCGCCTTGGAATATGACGGAGTTCCGTACATATTACGACAAGATGGGACGCGAACAGAACATCGTTGAGCTGGTCGGACTTCCAGTTCTTGACTACATTCAGCTGTATCAGAAGTTCACCTACATCAAACAAGAACAGTATTCACTTGACTATATTTCTCAGGTAGAACTCGGTGAGAAGAAAGTTGACTATCGCGAACTAGGTTATACAAACCTAGACGATCTGTATCAGCGCAATCATCAGTTGTACATGGAGTACAACGTCAAAGACGTTTCGCTCGTTGTCAAACTCGAGCAGAAGATGAAGTTTATCGAACAGGCTTGTGCTATTGCGTACGATGCCAAGGTCAACTACGGCGATGCGATGACTTCTGTGTTGCTATGGGATGTCATCATTCACAACTATCTGCGCGACCAAGGTGTCGTGATTCCGATGCAGAGAGATAGTCGCAAAGATGCGCAGATCGCTGGTGCTTTCGTTAAGCATCCTGAAGTCGGTCGCTACAACTGGGTTGTTTCGTTTGACTTGAATAGTCTGTATCCGCATCTAATCATGCAGTATAACATCTCGCCTGAGTGCTTCGTCGAAACGCTAATGGGAATCAGACCAGACTCAGTTCTAAAGAACACCGAGCATTGGCAAGATTCAATCAGCATAGCTAAATCTAAAAACCAAACCATCGCTGGTAATGGTGCAGTATTCTCGCGTGACAAGCAGGGTTTCCTACCTGCGCTCATGAAGAAATACTACGAGGATCGCAAACGATTCAAGAAGATGATGATTGAATGTCAGAAGCAACTACAGAACGACAAAGGCAATCAGGAACTAGAACGTAAGATCGTCCAATATAACAATATGCAGATGGCTAAGAAGATCTCACTTAACTCAGCTTATGGTGCGTTGTCGAATCAATACTTCCGCTTCTATTCAGATGACCTCGCCGAAGCGATTACTCTGTCAGGTCAGGTTTCCATCCAGTGGGCGATGAATCGCATGAACGAATATCTGCGCAAACTGCTCGGAACTGACAAAGACTACGTTATTGCTTCAGATACTGACTCGTTGTATATCGAGATGGAAGATCTGGTAAACAAGTTCGTACCTGATAAGACCACCGCTGAGAAAGTTGACTTCCTAGACCAAGTCTGCGAAGGAAAGATTCAGCCATACATCGATAAGTTCTATGGCGAACTTGCCACAGAAATGAATGCATTCGAACAAGCCATGGCTATGAAACGAGAAGCGATTGCTGAGTCTGCGATCTGGACTGGCGCGAAGCGTTACATCATGTCAGTATGGAACAACGAGGGTGTTGCGTTCAAAGAAGCCAAGTTTAAGATGACAGGCATCGAAGCTGTTCGCTCATCAACTCCTACTATCTGTCGTGGTGCTATCGAAGAAGCAGCCAAGATAATCCTGAAAGGCGACCAATCTGCTTTGTTTGATTACATCGAATCGTTCCGTGATAAGTTTAATGAAGCTAATCCAGCTGACATCGCGCGCAACAGTTCTGTAAAAGAAATGTCGAAGTACAAGTTGGGCGACAAGGGTGTTCCGATGCATGTCAAGGGTGCGCTACAATATAACGATTTCCTGCGCAAACTTAATCTGACTAATAAATACCCAAGGATCTCCGATGGTGACAAGATTAAGTTCGTTTCCTTGGTTGTTCCTAACCCAGCACAATGTGAAGTTATCGCATTCCCAGCTGGATATCTACCGCCAGAGTTTAGGCTCGAAAAGTATATTAATCGCGAAGACCACATAGATGTCGGCTTCCTTACTCCCATAACAACCATTGCTTCTGCTGCAGGTATGAAAACTGAGCAAATAGCAACCCTAGAGGATTTCTTCTCATGAGTACGAATCAATTCGATTTTGACTTTGACTTTGGTTTTTCTACCGTAGCTGCGGATGAGATTCCTAATGAAAAGCTAGGAACAGAGGTTGAGCAACTTCAAGCCCAGCTTGCTGAACAAAAAGCAAAGACAACAGCAGTGATTAACGCAGTCATGCCACTGCTTAACAATCTGGCTAAGAACCCAGAAAACGAATACATCTTGTGGCCAAACCGTGTTGCCAAAATTGATGAGTTCAAAAAGAAGCTATTAACGCTTCAATAATTTTACTAATGCGCTGTAATAGCGTATAATATGACTATATCTATGAGAGGTTTACTATGTCCGCATTGCTTGAAAAACTAAAGAAAAATTCAACTATTAAAGAAACTAATATCCTAGCAGATTCTGTTCTGTTTTCTAAGAAGGATATGATTCCAACCAAAATCCCAGCAATCAACGTCGCGTTGTCTGGTCGCCTTGATGGTGGCATGACTCCTGGTCTGACCGTTTGGGCTGGCCCATCTAAGCACTTCAAAACTGCATTCACCTTGCTGATGGCAAAGTCCTACATGGACAAATATCCTGATGCTGCGTTGCTGTTCTATGACTCTGAGTTTGGTACTCCGCAATCGTACTTTGATTCGTTCGGTATTGATACTTCGCGCGTGATGCATACTCCTATTACTGATATCGAACAGATTAAGTTTGACGTCATGCAACAGATGAATGAATTGAAGCGTGGTGATAAAGTTATCATCGTCGTTGACTCTATCGGTAATCTTGCTTCTAAGAAAGAAGTCGAAGATGCGCTTGATGGTAAGTCGGTCGGTGATATGACTCGTGCCAAGCAACTCAAGTCGTTCTTCCGTATGGTTACACCACATCTGACTCTGAAAGATATTCCGATGATTGTGGTGAATCATATTTACATGGAACAAGGTATGTTCCCGAAAGCTATCGTATCTGGTGGTACAGGTATCTACTATTCCGCTCAGAATATCTACATCGTCGGTCGTCAGCAAGATAAAGATGGTACTGATTTGATTGGCTACAACTTCATTATCAACGTTGAGAAGTCGCGCTATGTTCGCGAGAAGTCGAAGATTCCAGTGACAGTTTCGTTTGATGGTGGTATCTCTACTTGGTCTGGTCTGCTAGATATGGCAACCGAATCAGGTCACGTAGTCAAGCCAAGTAATGGCTGGTACTCGCGCGTCAATACTACAACTGGTGAAGTTGAAGAGAAGAAGTTCCGTATTAAAGATACAGATAGCAAAGAGTTCTGGCTACCAGTACTCGGCGACCCAACTTTCCAAGACTGGATTAAACAAAATTATCAGATCGCTAACGGTGCCATCATGAGTGATGATGAAGTCAGCGAAGTGTTTGATGGAATTGAAGATTAATGATTGAACAACTAATACTGTCGAATCTTGCATTCAACGAAGAGTATAGTCGCAAGGCTCTACCCTTTGTTCGAGAAGAATACTTTGCAGATGATTCCCAGCGACTTGTTTATCAAATCGTAAAGGAATACATCGACAAGTACAACGCGCTTCCTACTCGGGAAGCGTTGGCTATTGACCTGTCTGGTAAAGACGGAGTCAATGGCGTGCGCTTTGAGCAAGCCAAGAAACTAATCGGCGACTTGGCTACCGAAGAACACACAATGGATTGGCTGGTTGACAAGACTGAGAAGTTCTGTCAGGACAAGGCAATCTATAACGCGATTATGCAGTCCATTAAAATTATGGACGACAAAACCGAATCGTCGCGTGGCGCGATTCCGAAGCTTCTTTCGGACGCTCTCGGTGTCAGCTTTGACACTAACATCGGTCACGACTTCCTTGAAGATTATGAATCTCGTTTTGACTTTTATCATCGCAGAGAAGAGCGTATCGAATTTGACTTAGATTACTTGAATCGTATCACTAAAGGTGGACTTCCGAGGAAAACCTTGAACATCATTCTTGCTGGTACAGGTGTGGGTAAGTCCCTCGCTATGTGTAGCTTTGCTTCGGCTAACCTGATTAAAGGTAAGAATGTGCTCTATATTACTATGGAGATGGCAGAAGAGAAGATTGCTGAAAGAATTGACGCAAACTTACTCGATACGAATATTCAAGATCTTGAATCGCTGCCACGCGACACCTATCAAAAGAAAGTTGACCGAGTCCGTCAAAAGACTGTTGGTAAACTAATTGTCAAGGAGTTCCCAACCGCTTCGGCTGGCTCTGGACATTTCCGTCATTTGTTGAACGAGCTTCGTCTAAAGAAGAACTTCGTTCCAGATATTATCTATATCGATTATCTTAACATTTGTTGTTCGTCCAGAATTAAGTCTGGCGCCAATGTCAACAGCTACACTTACATTAAGGCTATCGCTGAAGAACTTCGCGGTCTTGCCGTAGAATTTAATGTACCAGTTGTATCTGCGACCCAAACTACACGAGGTGGATACAGCAACACCGACGTAGGATTGGAAGACACTTCTGAGTCTTTTGGTTTGCCAGCGACCGCTGACTTGATGTTCGCTTTGATTTCATCCGAGCAACTAGAGTCCCTTGGTCAATTGATGATTAAGCAGTTGAAGAACCGTTATAACGATCCGACATTCCACAAACGATTTGTTGTTGGTGTTGACCGCGCAAAGATGCGCCTGTATGACGTCGAACAATCGGCGCAATCCCTAAGCAACGAAGAGGATAAACCTGCGTTCGATAATAGTGAATTCGGAACAAGAATGAAAACTAGCGAAAACAAAGGAAAATTCAAGGAACTTCAGTTCTAATGTAAGTCCTTGATTTATAAGGGTTTTCAACCCACTGATTTTCCTAGCTATTTTAAGACCCTTGCAAGTCATTGATTTGTAAGGGTTTTATTGTTTTATTCAGTGTGCGTTTCGCGGTATAATAGGTGTATCTGAAAGGAGTATCGCTTATGTCCGAACAATCGTTTTACGAATACAACTCATCTAAAGAATATCTCGCGCGTCTAATCGCAACCGAGAATATCAACATTGTCCGCTCGCCCGACTTCGCTACTGCGTCCTTCGATCCGAAGACGCGCACGATGTATATGCCAATCTGGAAAACCAGCGAGGAAGTTTATGACCTGCTGACTATTCACGAGATGGCGCATGCGCTCTATACTCCAGCTGATGGCTGGCACACTGCGGTTGTTAATGACCCGAACCTTAAAGGCTATCTCAATATCATCGAAGATGCTCGCATTGAGAAAACTATCAAGCGTCGTTTCGCTGGCGCATCTAACACTTTCCGCGAGGGTTATGGTCGCCTGAACGAAGACGACTTCTTTGGCATGAAGAAACACAACGTCGATGTCAATACTGCTTCGCTTATTGACCGCATCAATATCTACTACAAACTCGGCTCGCTCGTGCACGTTCCGTTTAACGACGAAGAGCGCGACTGGCTATTCAAAATCGACCAAGCTGAAACTTGGGAAGATGTTGAGCGCATTGCTCGCGAACTGTACGCATACGCTAAGGAACAGGCTCAGACCAACGAAACTGAAATGCTGATGCAGGAAGTTTCTGGTGGTGCTAAAGAAAGCAAAGGCAGTGGTGACGGAATTGAATCAGACGATGAAGATCCGAACGAAGCTACTGGTAAAGATGCTTCAGTTGACGGTATCAGTTCTGTCACTGATAAAGAATACCGCGAACGCATGTTTAACCTCGAGAACAACGCAGCACAGAAAGGTAACAAAGATACCTTTATGAAAGTTGGTAATGTGAATCTGAAAGACTGGGTGATTCCTGCTAAACAATCGCATGCAGTTCTCAACCACGCATTTTCTAACCTTACTTCTGGCATCAACAATTCCACCAACGAAATGTTGGCTCAACAAACTGTCATCGTGAATACGATGGTGAAGGAATTTGAGTCCAAGAAACGCGCAACTTCGTATGCTCGCACTCAGTATTCTAAATCTGGTCGTCTTGATATGAAGAAACTTTCCAAGTATCAGTTGTCAGATGACATCTTCCGTCGCAACATTATC